GAACGAGGGTAAGACATTCTTGTTCAAGTATGGTAAGAAAATCTTTGACAAACTCACTGCAGCAATGCAACCTGAGTTCGAGGATGAAGAAGCAATCGATCCATTCGATTTCTGGCAGGGTGCTAACTTTAAATTGAAAGCCAAAAATGTTGCTGGATACCGTAATTATGATTCAAGTGAGTTTGCTGCTGTATCACCATTATTAGATGATGATGATGCAATGGAATCAATCTGGAAGAAAGAATTATCTCTTTCCGAATTTGTTGCTCCTACACAGTTTAAGACTTACGATGAACTTAAGGTTCGTCTAGAGTATGTTCTTGGTAAGAGAGGTGCAAAACCAGTTGCTCAAGATGTTGAGGTTGAAGACGAAGAATTTGCAACTCCTGTTGCAGAAACTAGAGAAACAGTTTCATCTGTTGCTTCAAGTTCAAGTGAGATTGAAGACGATGACACATTATCGTATTTCCAACGACTTGCTGAAAACTAAAATACAAGGGAGGGCAACCTCCCTTTTTTTATGGCATTGATATATTTAAATTTTCTGTTTGTATTACTTTATCATTTATGAACTGTGATGATTTTCCATAAACCATAATATCTCTAAAATCATTTAAAAATTCTTGTAAAAATTCTTCTTTTAAAACAAATATAAATCTTTTATTATCATTAATTCTTGTCTCATGAACATAATTACTTATACCAGTTCTTACATTTGTTCCTGATTTTGTTTGATAAGAACCTAACACATTATCATAATACTTTACTGTAAAATCAGAATTTACTCTTTTACCTTTGGGTAGTATTAAATGTCCATCTGAGTCACGTATCTCTTTAGTTTCAAAATATCTTGTTTCATTTAAATTTTCACCATATTTGCTCTCTGAAAAATTATAAATTTGTGAAGGATCAAGAGGCCATTCATCACGTATATTAACAATTCCTGCACATGTGATTACCACCCAATCTAACTCAGCAGATCCATATAACTCTTCAGCAACATTATCGGGTCTAAAACCCATCGGTATCTCATACTTATTAAAAATAGTTAATATATTTTGCAAATCCTCCCTTAATTTAACCCTACGAAAGAAATTTTTCACCTCAATAAACTCAAGAGATGAATTTTTATCTTTTAAGAAAGATGGATATTTAATATTTGGTAATTCTCTAAAGTATGCCATTAGAAACCAACTCCTCCAGCATCATCATAATCAACATCATAAATTGGTTCCAACTCCTTAAATGATAGATCAAGTTGTATTGATATTGGTGATGCATCATCATATGTTGCATAGACACCTTCACCTGTATAGTTAACAGATACATTTGTTAAGAAACATTGTTTAAACTTATGTAAGAAGGGATGTTCTGAATTTCCTTTTTTATATCTTATTTCAAATACATTAGGAGTTTTTAGGAATACTCCTGATCCTCCAACTGACGCTGTGCCCTTTGTTTTAGGTGCCATATTTAACTTAAATGATCTAATTATATTCTTACATTCTCTTGCCTCTTCAGGACTGCGAGGTGTCATTTTAAATGAGAAATTAAAACTTCTTAACGTAGGCCCGTTGAATAACAACTCCATGTTAGGATTGAAAATTTGACCTGTCTGTCTTGCCATTAATTGAGCAGCAGATACGTTACCACCAAGTGCACCAACAGCAGCAGAAGTTGCTTTTGCAGTTACAAAATCTGATGCAGCATCCATGATACTCGCATCCATTCCAACAGAGTTTTTCATTTCTTGAGACATTTTGCTTGTCGCTGCTTCAAATCCTGCTTCGTCTTTGTTTAACATCGCTGATAATGCTGCACCACCACCCTCAATACCTGCACCAATCACACCAGCAGCAGCACCCATAAGAGTATTCATTTTACTCTCACCATAATCCACAGCATTACCATCTTGAATATTTGATGGCATTTGTAGAATGATACTTCCTAGTATCTTTGTTGCTTTATCTCTCGTTCCCTGTGGCCCGATTCGACGACTTCCGGGTGAACCTACCAAACTTCCACCACTTCTTGCTTTTACTGATTGATATTCAACTACAGTGAAACTCATATAGTCAGTAGTTTCTGTGAGTGCCTCTAATGGATATCGAAATCCTCCTGACTTAAATAATTCCTTGATAACTCCACCAGAACCGCCAAAATTGGGGGTTCTTCTTAATCTATTTTTCCTTGATGCATCGAGCATCGCTAAAATTTCATCAGCTTGATTAGGATTAGCTTTCCTAATTCTCTCTTCTACTGTAAGAGTTTCATCACTATTATATTGTGCCATATCTATTTTTTTTAACTATTTAGACTCATTTTACCGAAAGGTAAAGCTTGGAGGTCTGTTATCTCTTCAGGATATACACGATATGTGTTTCCAACTACGTTTGAGAATGAATATGATCGAGCATCACCATGATGAAAGTTTGTTCCACGAAACCCCCATGAGTAAACATCAGTGACAGCCACTAGTGGATGAGCATCGAATCTGCCTGTTGATGATGGTTGATACGAAAATATAAAAAACTGACCTTCTTGTGGTGGTGAAATAGAATCATTTACCACCTCGGTTATTTGCACCATCAATTCATCGGGATCTTCAATACCAATTAAACGATCTAATACTGGACTAATTCGATTCATTTGACTCCAAGTTCATCCTCTGTCATCACCTTAAATTCATACAAACGATCTTTACAGTATTCACTTGCTGCTTTCCATTTTGCTTGATTGCGAGCGTACTCATAAGTTTCATAAAGATAATTTTTTGTTTTTCTTTTAGGTTTTTTTGGAGGTGAAAGTTGTTTTTTGGGTTTGACTTCGATAATATATTTTTTTATCTTTCCAGTAGTTTCTTTAAGTTTAACATAGAAGTCTGGAAAATATCTATGTACACGGTTATCAATTGGAGATCGGTATGGAATTACAATCTCTTCACTACCCCATTCAAGAATATTCTCATTCAAATCACAGTAAACCATGAACTTTCGCTCCCAAAGTGATCGATAAATGATATTTGATGGGTTTCCTTTGTACTTTCGCGGGTATGATGGTTGATATCTCCCTTTATATGACATAAATAATAAAAAAACAAAGTCATAAGGTATTTAGTGTGTCATTAGTATCAAAAATAACCATGACTGATGCCAAAGTAAAATTTGGTAATCTATCATTAAATAATCAATATCAAGTTCACTTTGCGGGATTCAATACTAGTGTTGTTAATTATTTAAGAAACAATCTTGGAATAACAAACGCTGATGATTTCATTTCTCGTGAAATGGGTATATTATGTTTTGATGCGTCATTACCAACAAGTGCATTGGCCACAGCTGAAGTCAAAGATAATTTTATGGGTGTACCACAAGAGTTTGCTCATTCAAGATTATATACTGATATAGATTTCTCCTTTTATATTGATAAAGATTACACTCTATTAAGAATATTTGAGGGTTGGATGGATTATATAACGAGTGGTGCAGAAACTGAGGTTGGAGATTTACAAAAACCATTTTATCGCAGGATGAGATATCCAGATACTTATAAGGTATCATCCATGTACATATCAAAGTTTGAAAAAAATCTTGATCGAACTATCTCATATCAATTCATAAACACTTTTCCAAAATCAATTACACCGATTCCAGTTACTTATGGTAATGCAGATATATTGAAAGTGTCAGTGAGTTTTAATTATGACAGATATGTCGTAAATCGAAAGAGTAGAAAACCAAGTCTCTTATCTGCTGCTTTTAATTTGTTTAATCTATTCAGATAGTATAGACATTTGTTAAAAAATATTGTATAATGTGATATAAATAAATTACTGAATAAAATATCATGCCATTACCCAAGATTAATACACCTACGTATGAGTTGACTTTACCATCAAATAAAAAGAAAATTAGGTATCGTCCATTTTTAGTTCGTGAAGAAAAGATTCTAGTTCTTGCAATGGAATCTAATGATCAAAAACAAATTACTGATGCAATCATACAAATCATAGGTGATTGTTTAATTACTAAAAATATAGATGTTACCAAATTACCCACATTTGATATTGAATATCTTTTTCTCAATGTAAGATCAAAGTCTGTTGGTGAAACAGTTGAGGTTAATATTACTTGTCCTGATGACGGAAAGACCACAGTTGAGACATCTATCAACATAGATGACATTAAAGTTGTTAAGAATAAAGATCATAATTTAATTGTTCAACTTGATGATAAGTATTCTATGAAATTGAAATATCCGACACTAGATCAATTTGTTGAAAATAATTTTGATTTTGAAATGGCCGAACCCAAAGAATCTGTGTCTGCTGCGATGTCTATGTTATCAACATGCATTGATATGATTTATGATCAAGAAGAGAGTTGGGATGCTTCTGAAAGCACAAAAGAGGAACTTGATGAGTTTATTGATCAACTAAACACTAAACAGTTCCAAGAGGTCGAACAGTTCTTCAGAACTATGCCTAAGTTGACACATAAATTAAAAGTTAAAAATCCTCAGACAGGTGTTGAATCAGAAGTTGTATTGGAGGGACTGGCAAGTTTTTTCAGCTAGGTATGGCCCATATGAGTTTGGAGTCATACTATAAAGTAAACTTTGCCTTGATGCAACATCATAAATACTCTTTGACGGAGATAGAGAATATGATGCCTTGGGAACGAGATGTCTATGTGACTCTGTTAAAACAATACATTGAAGAAGAAAACATTAAAGCACAACAACGTAAATCATAATGGCATTACCCGCAATTGCTGCTACTGTAGGAAAGAAAGTTGCTAAGAAGGCAGTGAAGGCTGGTACTGAAAAGGTAAAGAAAAAGGCAAAAATGAAAGTCAGTAAAGTTTCTGACATGGTTAATGAAAAAGTACAAGATAAATTAGGTGTTGAGGATGGTAAGATAAAAAAAAGAAGAGGTAGACCAAAAAAGTTTCAGACACTTGCTGAAGTAGAGGCAGATATTAATTTAAGAGAATTAAAAAAGGTTCAAGCTAAATTAAAAAAAGAAAAGGAAAAGAACAAGAAAGCAAAAATTCAACCATCTAAATTAATTGCTCCACCAGAGAGTGGATTGATGAAAATAGAGGAACAGGTGAAGGTTAATACTGAGAAGATAACTATAATTAAAAATATACAAAAAACACATAGAACGAATCATCAAAAAGAGAAGTCTGAAATTGCAGAAATCAATAATGTTTTGTCAGGTATCGCTGAGTTTATAAAGGCAGACTATCAATCAAGATCTGATGCTGCTGATAAAGAGAATGCACAGATGAGAGAAGATGCTGCCAAAGATGATCAAAAGCAAAAGGAAAAAGGATTAGAATCTGCTGGTAAGAAATCAAGTGATAGGGTAGGTAAAACAGCACAGGGTATTATCTCTCCTGTTAAAGGTGTATTTCAAAGGTTAATGGATGCTGTGACAGCAATAGGTCTAGGAATTGTTGGAAATGCTGCTTTTAAATTTCTTGCTCGACCTGAAATATTTGAAAAAATAGGTGGAGCATTTGATTTTATAGCAAAACATTTTAAGTGGGTTCTTGGTGCATTAGGTGCGATCGCCTTGATTGGTATTGTTGCACCGATTATCGGTATTGCATCTGCGATTGGAACTGTCATCGGTGCAATAGCAGCTGCTGCGGCCATCGTTGCGAAGGTTGCATTAGTGATCGGAGGTATCGTTTTGTTAATCAAGGGTGCCACTGACGTATTCAAATGGTTACGTGGTGACATGCTTGGAGACTCAAAAGTGTCTGATGCAAGAAAAGAAAATAGAGATATGATGAAAGAACAAGGTGTTGAGAAGGCACATATTAGTGGTATTTTTGGTGAGAGATATCGTGTTGAGCGTGATGGTGAAATGGTAAAATTAAAATATAAAGAACTCACACCAGATGAACAAGCAATTGTTGATCAATTCAAAGCGAGAGATCAAGAGATTAAAGATCTTACTAAAGAAAGAAATAATGAAAAGAAGAAAGAAAAGAAAAGGATTGTTGCAGAAAGAAAGGAAACTGAGGAATTTAAGGATATACTAGCAATTAGAAAGAAAAGTGAAAAAACAAAGTTAAGAAATGAGTTTGATAAAGAAACAGACAGATTAGTAAAAGAAAGACATGATGAGATTGAAGCAGAATTTGAAAAAAAACTTAATTATAGAAAAGTTGGTGGTGATGCTTCTGGACTTACAATGGTTGGTGAAGATGGCCCAGAGATTGTTGAATTTAAAACTGCTGTCAATGTAGTACCGGCACATAGGACTCAAGAAACTCTCAAAACTTTAGGAGACAGTGGTGGCACTAATATAATCACTATGGATTTACCACCGGTAACTGCACCTACACCACAGGTTTCTGGATCACAACAGACTCCAAGCACGGAGGTTGAAAGAATTCCATCAGTCAATCCTTTTAATAGTTACATGGTCATGACCCCTCAAATTCTTAGAATATCATAATGTCATCAACAGCAGAACTTAAAAAGGTAAAATTAAATATCACCAACATCAAGAGTGTATTGCTTGATGGTAAGAAGGCCGTTGATGAAAAAAACAAGGAACGTGAAGATTTTTTGACAAAATTATCTGAAGAAAGAAAACAGAAACGAGAGGAAAAGAGTTTAGAAAAACCGATCAAACCGACAGAAAAAAAACCAGATTTAAAATCTCCTGTAAAATCATCAGCAGGACTAATGGATCGTATTTTTACTTTTGTGGGTGCGATTGTAGGTGGTATTGTTGTAAAAGCACTTCCAGATATCATAGATGCGATTAAAAAAGTAATAGAGAAAGTAAAACCATTTTTTGAAAAGGTAGTGGAATTTTTACAACCAGTATTTACATCTATTGGAAAATTGTTTGAAAGTGAGGAATCATATGAATCTGAGAAAGAAAAGGTAAATTCAGATATAGAAACTGTGCAAGTTGCAGGTAAAGATATAGATGATCAAGTCGGAGAATTAGATAAGGCGAGTGATGAAGTCATTAATGAAAATAAAGGATTGAACGAAAACGCAAAAGCTTTGGGTGTTGAAGAGAGTGATTTAATGAAAGATCGTGTGACAAAGGATGATGATAAAGATGATAAGGAAGTCAAAAATAATGACGATTCAAATAACGTTGAATCTAATGAAGTTTTAACAGTTGAAAATCTTGGGCCAACTCCTGCATCTGTAGTAACCAAAATGGTTGATGGAAAGGAAGTAGTTGTGACTGATATGGATGAATCTCTTAAATTACAGAATGAAGCAAGAAATATGTTGAAAAATGCTACATCAGGTGATGGAGAGCAAGTGGCATCATCAACAGAAATATCAGGTGTTACAAACGTTATCGTTCCACCCGAAATGCCTGTAAAAGAGGACTATCCTAGAACAAAACAAGGGAGGAGAAATTTCAGAAATGCTTATAAGAGATATGTTATTGAAATGAATGAATATAAAAAGACACAACAAAATCTTGTAAAACCAAGTGAAAGTAACAAAAATGGACTAACAGCGTTAAATACTACTGATGGACTTACCAGTAGTAATGGAACTGGAAGTAAAACTATCATAATTCAAAGACAAATCGTTCAAACTAACACACCAATACCAGTTTAATGTCATCAGGAGCATCACGAGCAGCAATATATGAAGTTCTTACCATAAGTAAGGAAGGTAAGGAGGAACCATTGACAGGAAAAACTGTCAATTTCAACTATTACGAGAGTTTATATTCACCCGTCGTATCAGGTAATTTGACGTACGTTGATGCTGGGGGGTCAGTTGAAGATAAGAAAAATAATCTAACAAGCATAAAAGATGGTTTACCTATCACCGCTTTAGAAAATTTAAAAGTAAAAATACAAACTGCTTTTGGAACTCTTGATTTTACAAAAGATCCATTTAAAGTGACAAGTTCACCTATCATGCATCAAGAGTCTAACAGGCAAACTGTTTTACTTACATTTGTTAATGATAAAGAGTTGAAAAATTCAGAGGTTCCTATCTTTGATAGATATGTTGGAAAAATTAGTGATAGTATTAAAAAAATTTTACAAGAAAAATTACAAATTAGCGAAGATAAGATTGATATTGAGGCAACAAAAAATAATTATGGCTTTGTTGGGAAAGGAAGAGGAGCATTAAATATTATCCTTGATTTGTGTCGAAGATCAGTTCCTGTGAAAGGTGATGCTGGATATTTTTTCTTTCAAACTCAAGATGGATTTAAGTATAAATCAATTGACTTTTTATTATCACAAGAACCTAAACAAAAATATTTGTACTATGGTGCTTTAAGAAGTAATCAAGAAAATAGTGACAATGATTTTAAAATACTTTTACCACCTAAAGTTAAAAAAGATCAGGACATCACTAAAACTTTAAAAGATGGTACTTATGTAAATCGAAATGTATTTTTCAATCCACAAACTTTTGAACACAGTGAAGTAGTTTTTAGTGTTGATAAAGACGGAGTTAAAAAAACTCTTGGTGGTGATTTGCCTATTAAAACAGACGATCTTAAAAGTTTTGTAAAAACAAATCATCATATTTTGGATATTGGTTCATTTGAAGCACAGGATCAAAATCCTAATAATGATCCAAGAGAGTGGCAAGCCAGCTCTACCATGAGATATAATCTACTTCATTCTATCGTAATGGAGATACAGATTCCTTGTAACACTGAGTTAAGGGCAGGAGATGTGATAGAACTAGATATAGAGTCTATTAAGGAAGATATGGTGCAGTCACCCTCTGATGAACAACAAAGTGGAAAATATTTGATTATGCACTTGTGCCATCATTTTGATTCTTTAAGATCATTTACATCATTAACTCTAGTTCGTGATTCATATGGAATTAGGAGGAGTAAAGACTAATGAAAGAAGAAATGTTTGATGGATTTTTTGGTGGAAGTCCAGAATTTTGGATTGGTAAAGTTGTAAGAATTGATCAACAAAAAGAAACCTCACAGGGATTTAGTTGGGGTTGGAGATACAAAGTTCGTATCTTTGGAACTTACTCTAATAGTGATAACATTGATGATAAGGATTGTCATACAGCCATGGTTATGCTTGGTGTAAGTGATGGTAGTGGTGGTGGAGGAAGAAGTAGAGCAGTTCGTATAACCCAACATGACATTGTATTTGGATTATTCATGGCACCTGATCAAAATTTTCCTGTGATTATGGGTGTTCTTGGTAGAACAAAAAGCACTATAAAAATTGGTGGAAAGTTTGGTATTCTTTCCGGTTTTACTAAATTTCTAAAACGTGGTTTGACCGAAAATCAAGAATTTAATGAATGTGACTCAATGAATATTCCTAAAGTTGTTGAAAAAAGCACTAATGGCACTGGCACAGGACGAGCAGTAAATCAAAATCAATTAGATCAAATAGGACAATCAGGTGATTCCCAAGTAAATTCTTTTAAAAATCCACCCGGAAACACAGAGTACGACACTAGTGGTTTAGATGACACTGATGTGGCTAACGCTGTTAAAGAAGAAAAAGACTTTATTACTGCAAACGGTGGGAATTTTGAGGATAGTGTGATAATTAATGAAACTGATACGACAAATAAGACTGATGAAGATGCGCTTGAAATCTTCTAATAAATAATGGTGGAGATATAGTATCATGGCAACAATTAATAGTAAATTAAACGAAACGGTTGAGTTGGTTAAGGGAAAAACTTCAAAACCACTTGTTCTTTCAGAGCAACAAAAAAATGAGTTTAAATCTTTAATTAAAGACAATTCACCTTTTCTTCAAGATCAGATCAAACAACTAAAGAAAGATTTTCCTGCCGATTTGGGAGATATTAATCCTTTTAGTAGTGGTGAATTATCCTCATTATCTAATATAGACTCTGAAAAATTACAAGCAAGACTTGAAAATTACAAAAAAATTGCAACTGAAGATGTTTCTCCAATATCTTCCACAACTGGATTTACAGTGTTGGCTGCGGATCCAAATAGTGACAGGTTCTTAGAAAGAACTGATATTGCGATGAAAAACTTTTTCAAAGTTGCAAGTAAGGTCGATAACTTTAATCTTGACTTATCAACTGAACTTCAAAAATTGACCAAGATGGTTGGTAATTTTTCACAGACATTTATTGGTAAAATATCTGATTCACTTCAGGAAGGTTTAGTTGGATTTATACAAAACGGAATGGCAAGTCAAGCAAGTAAAATTTTTGCCAGTCAAGTTCCCGGTGCTTTAGGAAAGGTGGTTGACTTTCAAACTGCAATGGTAGGCCCTACAACCAAACTCTTCAAAGGTATGGAGTGTCTAGCATCTAAAGTTGGACAGGCTATGTCCGGTGTAATAAGTGACATGCTTACCAGCATGACCAAAAATATGTTGAACGCTCCAACATGTGCGACACAGCAGTTTGTTGGTGCGTTGACAAACAAAATTGCAGACTCTATGGACAAAGTGGTTACTCCACTACTTGCTCCTCTACAAAATATACTAAGTCCAATAGGTGCTGTTTTTAATGTTAAAGATAAAATCATGGGTGGTATTGATTTTATGAAGAAAGTGGGAAACCTTTTTGTATGTGAGTTACCTAAAAAGAACACATCGTCATTTAAGTATGAAATTGATGGTGGTTTAAAAAAAGATTTAGAACCAAAAGAACATGATTCACTTTTGAATGATTCTATAAATGCTGCTGCCACAACAAATTCATTTCTAGAAAAGGCAGCATCTGGACTGTCAAACTTTGAAAAGGCATACGGTAAATGGTCAATATTTGGTTCTCCGGTTGATAGTGGTGGATCTCATGAGAGTGCGTTTACAGGTGGCAATTGTTATACTGGAAATGATTTTGCATGTGGCCCTGCAAAAGTTGACTTTTTTGGTGGGAATGGTGGTAGTGGAGCGAAAGGTAATGTCATATTAGGTAATTTCATATCTAAATTTGATAAAGATGACATTTATGGTAGTTTTAAAAAAACAGCAAGTATTATTGGTGTTGAGATTACTGACCCAGGCTCAGGATATACGTCACCACCTTTAATTTCATTTGGAGATAATTGTAATCAGGGATATGGTGCTTATGGAAAAGTAAATATAGATAAAAATCCAAGATCATCAACTTATGGTCAAGTAAAGTCAGTAACTATTACAAGTATTGGCGAAAATTATCCAATAGATGCTGCTCAAACAACAGAAAACGGACAGTTCCCAGATGTTTATATTGATGATATAATAATAGAAGATCCCGGATCTAATTATAGTGAAGGTGATTTTATAAGTGACGATGTTCGCCCTGTAATTGAAACTAACCCAGAATCAAGAAATTTTGGTAGAATCGTTGCTATTGAAATTGTCAACCAGATACCTTATAATACTTTCCCTGACCTAAGTGTTACATCTGAGACAGGATTTGGTGCAGTCATAAGACCAATATTGTCAACTGTAAGAACTCAACCTATAGAAGAGCAATTTGTAGAGAACAATGCTGTTAGAATAGATACTACTGACATCAGGGATATTCAAGGTAGAAGAGTAAGACAGGTATTCAAGGTCGTTCAATGTGTAGGAACATATCCAGCGATGACTGTCACTCCACTTACAGTGCAAAAACCAATCATTCAAGATGTAGAAGAAACACCAGAACCACCCACCCCAGAGATAAATGTTCCCGACACCACTACAACGAGTCAAATTGACACAAGTTCTGATACTGAGACTCCAACAACTGATACATCAAGTCAACAAGCGACTGGACAGAGTAACACTCCTCCTCCTGCTAGTCCTCCTAGTGGTGGCGGGTCTGAGGGATCAGGTGGGGGTTACGGATACTAATTATGAGTCAAAAAGAAAGTAGA